TGGTATTCATCTAATATGATAGATGAGCACTATAAAGAACGAATGAGGTTACAAGAAAGAGTTTGGGAATTAGAAAATAATTGTGGATTTATAGAAGCTGGTAAAATAGCTTTTGATGTTACAGTTACTACTTACAATCCAACTCGACAACAATGTGATTCAACACCAAACATCACGGCTGATGGTACAAGGATAAATCCAAAGAGGGCAACTCAATATCGTTATGTTGCTTTATCAAGAGATTTACTTTCTCGTTGGGGTGGGCCTTTTGATTACGGAGATTACATCGTAATCGAAGGAACTGGTAAATGGGATGGTGTGTATCAGGTAAGAGATACAATGAACCCTAAATGGGTTAAAAGAGTAGATATTCTTACAACAAATAGTAGGTTTAAATATAATAACATAACCATGTATAAATACATAGAAGATAGTTATTTAGTTACAGATACTGGTTATTAAATAGGAGAAGCACAAATGAAGTGTATGATGAGTGTGGATGGTTCTAACATCGTTAGAGTCTCTGATGATAAAGCAGCAACCTTATATCACGAGGGGTGGAGATATGTATCCAAATCTTTTTGGAAAGAAAAAGTTCGTGATGTAAACAAAAAAGAAGACAATAAAAAATCTAAAAAAAATAAATCAAAGAAATGAAATATATTATATTAACTTTCGTTTCGTTCATAATAGCCAATATACTCGTGTGGTATCAGCTTAATTCACAACTTGTATGGGA